CAAAACCAATCAAGAAAGCAAAGGTCGATTACGATACTGGTTCACCCAAGATACCAGTACGTCGTGCTCAGTATGTTGTGGAACCCACTGCCTTACGTGATAAGGATAGTGATGGTGCAGGATTGACAATCACATCTGCGATCAATAAGAACGTAGCAACCCTACCAGTTGTAGACTCAACTGTCTTCAATATAGGTGACTACATTGAGATCAACAACGAGGTCATGAAGGTCAAGACCAAACCAGACGAGACAACTATTACTGTATCTCGTGGTCAAAATGCTACAACTCAAGCTGCTCATGCGAGTGGTTCAGTTATAGATATTATTACAACTGCAGACACAGCTCTCCTTGAGAGTGATGATGACTTCGGATTTAATGAGATGACTTCTTTCTATGGATAACAATTTTGGTGGTTTAGAGAAAGCGTTTGACACCTCAGAACCTAAACCCAAGAAGACAACACCAATCAAATCTACTGATGATCAGATCACTGATGATCATGAATATGCCAGAGCTAATCTATACTCTCTTATAGAGAAAGGTCAAGAGGCAGTAGATGGTGCTCTTGATGTAGCACAAGGAAGTGATCACCCAAGAGCATATGAAGTAGCAGGACAGTTGATCAAGCATGTCGGTGACGTTGCTGATAAACTAATGGCACTTCAGAAAACAACTAAGGAAGTAAAGGAGGAGAAAAAGAGAGGTCCTTCTACAGTCAATAACGCTTTATTTGTAGGCAGTACCGCTGAACTACAGAAGATGTTAAAGAATGCTTCCAAGGATAAATAAGTAAGAACCAACTATTATTAACATGTCAGTATTAAAAGTAGTGCAGGATGGACCTACGGTGACCGTCGGTAGTGCTGCCAACACACAAAGTACAGCACTATCTGTAAAGACAGGTATCTATCGTTTTGCTGCTGAAGTCGCAAAGGGCGGTGCTGCCATACAGTTAGGTGGAAATGCCAATGCCACTAACTCAAGTTTGTATGTAGAGAAAGGCGAATCAATCATAGTCAAAGGTGATAGTCCAGTACGTATGGGTATCACAGGTGCTACAGCTGCTAACCCAGTAGTATTCACAGTAGAAAGATCTGGTGGTAATCATAATCAAATCAAGGTAGGAGATTTCGTTACAGTAACTGGTTCATCTGTCGGAGACTACAACCTATCTCATGTTGAGGTAACTGCTGCTACACCTAATACATTTACAGTAGGTGGTACAGATGCTTCTGGTTTCTCAGCATTCAGTGGTACAGCAGAAGTGCGTAATTCTCAGAAGTATGCTATAATGCCTAAGACCGCTAGTGGAGCAACAGTTCACTGTACAGAGGTTCAAGTAGTCGTATCATAATGATCACAGAAGCTGCTAGATTAAATGAGTATGGTAAATATTATTTCGTCGAGTTGGTTTGGCGAGGTAGACCTTACAATGTTCAGATATTCTTTCCCCAGTTAAAGAAACCTCAACGTCAGGAAATCAAGAAACAAGCTAACAAGATATATCCTGGTGCTAGAATAGTATCATATGTAGAAGCCGAAAAGAATAAGGAACTACCTATGCTGTTCGCTATAGAGTACACGTGATGCAATTTAAAGAAGAAGACATACAAGAATTATTATTTGTATGTCGCACATCTAAGAACTGTAGTATGAGAGTGCTACGTAAACTACTAGATTATCAATCAGAATATTCTTGTGATGAAAGTTTGGCACGAACCAATACCTACCCCAATCTTTACTAAGTTAAAAGACGCTTGTATAGAGAGAAGAAAAGAAGAAGACTGGAACTATAATGATAAGTTAGTTGGTGCTTTGAATCAACAATCATCTTTAGTTGCTACCGAAGGTCTGGAGGATTATCTAATCAAGACCTCTGAAAATATATGGTATAGTTTTTTCCAAACATGCCCGTGGGAAGGAGCGTTTGATCCAAGTTATCTAACACTCCGCAACCTGTGGGTCAACTATCAAAAACCAGGTCAATACAATCCTTACCACTGCCATCATGGTGTGGTAAGTTTTGTCATTTTTATAGACATACCATACGGAGTAGAGGAACGTGCTGACTTTGCTAGTGATGGTGGGTTCCAATTAGAGAATGAACTCATCAACATAGATAGATCTTGGAACGGACAGATACTTATGTTTCCTTCACAGATGAATCATGGAGTGTATCCATATAAATCTACAGACAAGGAAAGAGTTACCGTTGCGGGAAATATGTTCTGGAACGCTGCTAAATAAAACAGCAGCTATATTGCCATGAGTGAAGTACCAGAGGATCGCCTTGAAGCTCAACATGACTTTGAGGAAGACATGCGTGAGAACCAAGAGTTCTACAAAAAATATCTTACCGCACATCATGACGATTACCCCGATGCTGTACATTGGGATTATATCGTAGATAAGTGGGTAGCATATGATCATGGAGTCACGGAATTCTTCGAGAGAGAAGAGGAAGCACGTGAATGGTATCAGCTAAATACCCATAGTACATAGTAGTTAAACAGAAATAATGTCTCTGACGATTCGTAGATTGCCTGAGCAGGACAACAACCTGTTAAGACCACCATCAAGTATAAACCCTTCTCAAAATGGAGATGTAGTATTAGAAGCAACTTCTAATTCTGTTCTGACCATGAAGTTGAAAGGGACAGACGGTGTTGTCAGAAACTTTGACGTAGGTGGTGGAGGATCTACCATTGGTACAGAGTATGATATCCGTGCTATAGCGGACACATCTCCTAATGTCAAGTTCAGACTTACTTCTTCCTACTCAGTATTAGATGATATAACATTCCAAGGTAACGCACAACAGATTATATGTTCTCGTGTAGATGATGACAACATAAGTTTTGCTTTCCCTAATGATGTAACTATGCCTAATGACTTGACAGTCACAGGTAACCTTACAGTTAATGGAACTACTACAACCGTGAATAGTACTACGGTTCAAGTAGATGACAAAAACTTAGAACTAGGGACAGTTGCAACTCCAACAGATGCTACTGCCGATGGTGGTGGTATTATCTTGAAAGGTGCGTCAGATTATTCTATAACATGGTCTAACACTAATGATGCATGGACATTCAATCAGAGTGTATATCCATCTGCTGACTCATCCTATGACTTAGGTAGCAATCTCATACGTTGGCAAACAATATATGCTGATGCTGCTAACATTACATCAATTACAGGAGCACTTACTGGTAATGCTGACACTGCAACTAATCTGGAGACTGCTAGAAATATCTCAGGCGTTTCGTTCGATGGTGGATCAGATATCGACTTGGTTACGGACAATGTTCAAGAGTCAGGAACCCCCACCAATCTGTACTTCACAGACTCTAGAGCGAGATCTGCGGTTTCTGTCACGGACTCTGGAGGTGATGGTTCCCTCGGTTACGACTCAGGCACGGGTGTTATTACCTATACTGGTCCTAGCTCCGCAGAAGTTAGAGCACATTTTTCAAATGGGACAGGAGTTACGATCACAAATGGATCAGTCGCTATAGGTCAGGCAGTTGGTACATCAGATGACGTAGAGTTCAATCAAGTAACAGCAGCAGTTGTAGGTAACGCAACTACAGCAACAACATTACAGACAGCAAGAAATATAAACGGTGTATCCTTCAATGGATCCGCTGACATTACACTAGATCTAGATGATATAGCAGAGGCATCATCTACACCAACAAATCTATTCTATACAAACGAGAGAGTAGATGACAGAGTAGCAGTGCTACTTACAGGTGGTACAGGAATCAATAAATCATATGATGATGCTGCTGATTCACTGACATTATCCGTAGACTTCACAGAGTTTACTACAGATGATGTGGTAGAAGGTTCTACTGATCTATACTTTACAGATACTAGAGCAAGAGCTGCGATATCAGTAACAGACGCAGGAGGAGATGGTAGTTTAGGATATGATAATGGCACAGGTGTATTGACATACACAGGTCCTAGTGCTGCTGAAGTAAGAGCACATGTCTCTGTCACTGACTTAGGTGGTGACGGATCCATGTCTTATGACAGCGGAACTGGTGTTATAACTTACACAGGTCCTAGTCCTCTAGAGACTAGACAACATTTAGGTAGTGGTACAGGTGTATCTTATAACTCCGCTAGTGGTGTAATATCAATAGGTCAAGCAGTTAATACAAACTCAGATGTGACCTTTGGTGAGGTTACTATCGGTGCTAGTGGCACAAGAAACTTACTCATACAGAACACTGACAACGTAGGTACGGTAGACACAGTTGCTAACATTACATTCAAACACAGTGGTATTGACTTTACCTCTGATAGTATTGTTGCTGATGGTAATGACCTAGGACACATTGATTTCAGAAACAATGGTGGTTCTAAGGTAGCAGCTTTTGGTTTTAGAAAACGCAATACACAATCTAGTAAACTAACATTTGAAGTTGACGCAGACAATAGCGGTACACCTAACCTAGAAGTAGGTGATACTAACTTAGACTTACGTTCTACAAACATATCACTGACTGGTACAACAACTGTCACAGGTTCTTCACTATCACTCACCTTAGATGATGCGTCAGAGAACGCAGGTCCTGACCTTATTATACAGAGAGACAGTGCTAGTGCTGCGACTAATGATCTACTTGGTGCTGTTAAGTTCCAAGGTAGAAACACAAGTAACGGTGCTGACGTAGAGTTTGCCAAGATACAGAGTCAAATTCATTTTGATACTGAGGGATCTGAGAGAGGATTACTTAAGTTCTCCGTCATAGACGCAGGAACTGAGAAGAACACCATGACCATGCGTGGTACGCTAGTTGGTCTAGGTATAGATGAACCCGCAGGACAGTTACATGTATTTGGTAATGACACGACTGACCAAATAATTATTGAGAACACAACTAACAGTTCTACTACAGCACCTGACCTTGTACTATACAAATCTGGTACAATCGGTGTTGGTCACCAACCAGGTAGAATTGACTTCAGAGGCAGAAATGCTAATGATGATGCTAACGTTACCTACGCGGGTATCTTTGCTGAGGTTACTGGCACATCAAACCTAGCGGAGAACGGAGCACTTAAGTTCTTCACAGTACAGTCTGGTACACTATCTGAAGCTGCTAGAATTACAGAGTCAGGTCACTATAAGTTACAGCAAGACAAGGGTATTGACTTCAGTAACCAGACAGCATTACCTGGCAAATCTTATGAGATTCTAGATCATTACGAAGAAGGTTTCTATGATGCTACACCATCATTCCAGTCAACAATTAGAGCAGGAATGACTACAACATCTACTGGTTACTACACCAAGGTGGGTAGAATGGTACATGTACATGCTAAGGTTACAGTTAATATACAGGACGCAAGTTTGATTGGTGGTGTTCTTAAGTTCCCAATACCATTCCAACCCGCAATCTCTGTAAGTGATGCACCAGTAGGAAGAGTCTTTATGGATACATCTTCTACACACTTCTTGAACACAGGACAAGCAATATTCATGGATGATAGTAAGGATATGTTATTAGCACACGCAGGATCACAGGCACAGCACATGGTTCTACAGATCATCAACGCTGACTACAAGAGAGCATCTATCATTACAGCAGGAAACTGTGCTATTGGTAGTGCTGCTGTATACCTAGACTTCACTTATCGAGCTGCTTCTTAATGCCTTCATCATCCCAAGACTTCTATCTTGGTAACCCCAACCTCAAAAAGGTTGGAACTGAAATTGAGTTTACCCAAGAACAAATACAGGAATACCTTAAATGTAAGGCAGATCCTGTATACTTTGCTATGAACTACATCAAGATTATATCTCTTGATGAAGGTATAGTTCCATTTAAGATGTGGGACTTTCAGCAGGAACTGATCAGAAACTTCCACGAGAATAGATTTAATATAGCAAAACTTCCTAGACAGACTGGTAAGTCCACTACGTGTGT